GGGTTTGGACGTTTCCAAGTTGGATGCCTTACGTTTGGCCGGAGACCGGGCGGCGTTGAAGGCGGCTATAGACACGCTGGAAGCACAGAACGACGAACGTATAGGGCGATGGCGTAACGCGTTGGAGGAGCTTTTTAATATAGTCAGTGAAGCCATCATGGGCGATTATACCGACGTGGTTAAGAAATACCGCGCCGTATTAGACGCGCACAAACCCGATACATCACGTTATTATGCGGACAGTATCAAGGCTTTGCAGGCGGCAAAGGTACAGGCAGCGGCAGACCTTAAGGCAGAGAAAGCGAAAGGCCTTACAGGGTTGGCTCATCGTCAGCAGAAGGCACAGGAACACGCGAAGGCGATAGAATCTCTTACTACCTACGACCAGGTGAAAGATTATATGACAAAAAATAATTTGGTTAAATATTTCGATTTGCACACGTTTAGACTTCAAGAGGTAAAGGACATCTGCATAGTAACGGCGGAATACGTTACGATATGGAAACTTAACCCATTTAACGTTAATTCGGCAAGGATGGGAAGCAATGTTTTCGCGCACGCCAACGGAGGGAAAGCTGAGTTTAACCCTACTTTTTTTACAGCTAAGAAAGCTAAAGACGAAATAGCAAAAAACTATAAATTCTGTGCAGGAGAATGGAAAAAGCAACGTGAAGACTACATAAAAACGGCGAAAGAGAATTTAGCCAAGTGGGAAGAAGCGCAAAAGACCGCAACAGACGATTACTCAAAAAGGATGTGCACGAAGTTTATTAAGAAGTACAAAGCCGACCTACAGAAATACGAACCGGAGCTAAAGGCAGGGTTTACCCGTCATAACGTTTTTTTGTCCGAAAGAAAGCTGGTACGAAACATTAGCCAGCATGAACAAGGGCATACGGTACACGATCAAGTAATGGGCAGAATAAACGGGCAATATTTTAAAAACAATTTGTTGGACGATAAAACAGCCGCTGATTTCGTGCAACGTTGGAAAGATTTGTACGGCAAATATAAGGAAAAATGCGCATTTGCCAGCACCTACGCAAAAACTAACGACAAAGAATTTTTTGCCGAAAGTATGGTTTTGTTTATGGACAGCAAGGGCGCAGGATTACCGGCAGACGTTTTGCAATACTTTAACGACCTTTTGGCAGCAGTGAAATAAAGAAGGCTCCTTTGCGGGAGCCTTTACAATTCCATTTTATTAACGTCTAATTCATATACCCCGCTGCCCATACGTAGCTCGGCGGTTAGTTGCCCTTTTTCTTCCTTTGAATGGACGGCACCACCATACAGGAATTTTGTTGGAATCCCGTAGGGGAAGGCCATACAGGTATAGGAAGCGTCTATTTTTGTGGCAAGTTTGCCACCTACGAGGTATTTAGATGGAGGAACCTCCTCCTTCTTTGTGGTTTCACCGTTGAACCAACGACAGGTTAAACAGTTGCTGTTTTGTAGCTTTTCTTTTTTATTCATATTCTACAGGGTTTATAAATAATTCTTCTACAGCAGAGGGCGCACCGGCGACAGCAGGATAATAGCAACCAGCGCAAAAATTCAAAACCTTTGCCACATCGTCGAAGCGGCGGCGGCAGTACCAGCGCATAAAGAACGGCCAACGGTTGTAACGTTCAGCCCAGCGCAGCACATCGCGCTGAAGGCGAAGCAGTATTATATCCTTAGTTACTATTTCGTTCGCGTCGATAGTGCAGTAGATAGCACCCGTTTTCGTTTTATTCTTCATAGCGTTTCGTTTTTGCCGCAAAGATAGGCAATTTTCAGCAGACCGCCAAATGTGGCACCAGCAGAGGGCGGAACGCCTGTAACCAATAGTTTCTGCCAGGTAGCAGGAAGAAGCAAAAACCAGGCGCGGAAAGACCGCCAAACGTTACTATTTAGACCCAAATAACCCCAAAAATTAGGGTTTAGGAAATTCGCGCGAAGTATTTTGCCGAAATAAGAACACAAGTATTAAAGTAATACGTTATCTTTGTGCCGGTTTAACACTTTAGGCACATAAAAATGAATTTAGCAGAACAGATTTTAGCACTACTGAGGGCGCAGTTCCCAGGCGTGCGAGAAGACGGGTTACAGCAGCTGGCAGCCGCCATCGGCTTACAGGTTGAGACCGTGGAAGAAGCTACCGACATCGTAGGCAAACTCACCGCCGATAAGGTAGGACAATTCGTTAAAGATTGGCGCAGCAAGGCAGACGCGGAGATCGGCAAGGCAAACCAAACCTACGAAAACAGACTTAAGGAAAAGTACGATTTCGTAGAAAAGGGAAAACCGACCGACCCAAAGCCGACCGAGCCGCCCACAGACCCGAAAGGCGGGGTTACGTTGGAACAGGTTAAGCAGCTCCTTAGCGAGCAGCTGGGCGGATTGCAGAAAAGCATTACCGACATCAGTAACAACCGGGTAGCGGAGACACGCCGCGGGGCTTTTGTGGCAGCGTTAGACAAGGCCAAAGTAGAAGGAGCCAAGCGCGAAATGCTGTTAGGCAACTACGAGCGCATGACCTTCAAAGACGACGCAGATTTTGCCGCCTTCATGACCAGCCAGGAAACGCAGTTTGCGGCTCTTGCACAGGAGGAAGCGGATAAAGGTTTGCTCGACGGTGGTAAGCCCATTTTTGGAGCCGTGAACAAGGATGGTATTAGCACAGGCGTAGCAGACTACATCGCATCGAAGCAGGCCGGAGGTAACAACGCCTTAACAGGCAAAGAAGTTTAACAATTAAAAACGATTTTCGCAATGGGTTTGAGAATTAAACGACAGAGCGACACGCGAATAGTACACGCGTGTACACACAACGTCGCCGCCATCCCCAACGGCGTAACCGTTTGCTCCGCCGAATTGGTACCCGGTACCATTCTTAAGGAGGGTTCCGTAATTGGCAAGGGCGCGGACGGACTTTATCACGTTATTAAGACCGCCAGCGTTTACGAAGCAGCCGAAGCAACGGCAACCGAAATTAAGGTAGCAAAAGGTTCGCAGTTCAAAGCAGGCGACATCGTGATGGCGAAGAAGGGCGGCACAGCCGTAACCGTTTCTTCCATCAACAGAGACGAACTCACCTACGACACTATTACCCTAAGCGCAGCTTTGGGCGCGCTGGAGGAAGGAGCCGTTTTGACGCAGGCAAGAGAAGCAGGAAACGCAGGCGCATACGCGGTAACACCGCAGGCAATGACCGGCGACCACTACGACGTAGAAAGCCTTAACAACCACCTCGTAAGCGCGGTAACTATAGGTCAGTTCAAAGAGAGTGTTATCCCCCCATGCCCCGCAGAGCTTTTGGCGGAGTTGAAGGGCATTATTTTGATTTAAACTAATAAGGCAGAATTATGATTAAGACCCTTATGGTAGGTTTGGTAGAGAAGGACATGCAGGCCGTAATTAACACCTACGACCTTAAACCCTACTATTACCCTACATTATTCCCACTTAGGCAGAATTATACGCTTACGTGGAAGGCGCTGGAAGCGCAGACAGGCCTCAAGATTGCTGCCGATTTGGTAGCGCGCGGCGTTTCGATTGATAAGAAGACCCGCGAAGCCATCAGCCGCATACAGGGCGATATCCCCAAGATTGCAATTAAGCGTACCAAGAGCGACGAGGAGTTAGACGACTACGACGTAATGGTAGCGATGACTTCTACAAACCCCGACCTTCGCGCTTTGGTTGAAGCCTGGGCAGAAGATACGCAGTATTGCTGGACGGGCGTAGCCGCACGTTTGGAGTGGATGGCACTACAACAGATTTCGCTCGGCAAAATTACCCTTACGAAGGACAACAACGTAAGCGTACTTTCCGAGTACGACGTAGATTACCAAATCGCCAGCGAACAGAAAGTAGGTTACCAAACGGGCTCCGCAAGTTGGGACACCACCACCGCAAAGCCTATTTCCAAAGACTTCAAGAATATCGTTAAGGCAGCTAAGAAGAAGGGTATCCATCTTCGCTACGCCTTTATGAACGTCGATACTTTCGCGAAGTTTACGGACACCGAGGAGGTGCAGAAGAAGTGCGCAAGTTTCGCAATTAACGCGCTTAACCTGCAGGACACCCCCGACGTTGATACGGTAAACAAGACGCTCGCAAAAATTCCGTATTTGTACGGTTTGCAGATTGTCGTTATCGACCAGGATATTACCCTGGAGCTCGCCGACGGAACACGCCCCTACAGCGGCAACCCATTTGCCGACGACGTGGTAATGTTCAGCGAGAGCAAGCAACTCGGTTATACGTATTGGAAGACACCGGCAGACACTAAGGTAAAGGGTTCCGCAGCTTTGAAGGCAATGAACGGACATACCCTTATTAAGAAGTTCGCCAACGAGGAGCCGCTGGAGGAGGTAACGATGGGTATTGCAAATGCTTTCCCCGCGTGGCTTTCTTCTTCGCGTACCTACCTTTTGGACACCGCGAACGACAGCTGGACACACTAACAGAAGGCCGGGGGCTTTCGGGCTCCCGGTTTTAACCCACTAAAGCATGACCTACAAAGAATGGTTTACGGCAACTACGCGGCGTTTCGGTATTGAAGCCGCCGACGTAGATTTAATTTTAGCCAACCAAAGCGCGCTAATACCCGACGAAACGGCGGAGGTAAACGCCACCACCGCGAAGCGGGCTTTAGTAGCAGAGTTCGCCAGCGTGATACCGCTGGCCAACGTCAGCGAAGGCGGTTATTCGGTTTCGTGGAATTGGGACGCTATTAAATTGTGGTACGACCTCACCTGCGGCGAATTGGGCATTACAGCGGCCAACAAACCGAAGGTGCGCGATAGGAGTAGATTATGGTAGATATTTCGGCGGTCATAACAAACCAATACCCGCACTACCTTTATAAGCGTGAGAGCGGCGAAGCCGTGCAAAACGACAACGGTAGCTGGGTAGAGGGCGAAGCAAGCGTTTCGTTAGTAGGCGTTTGCCGTGAAGAAACGGCAGGGCGCGGCTCAAAGGTGCAGACGGCGGGCGGGATTTACCGCGAGTTCAGCTCGTTAATCCAGCTGCCAGCAGGCACCACACGCGTAGCCGAAGGAACGGAAGTTTTCGTATTGAACGACGAATTAGAAGACCCCACGCAACTCCTAAGCGGTGATTTTGTAGAACAGGCGCGAATAAGTGGGAGCGTTAGGATAGCCGGCGAAACGCTCAAGTTCGATGAAGGGCGGCTACATTGCAGATTATGGGTATAAAGGCACACTTCACGGGTAATATAAGCGCGACGTTCGATGCTTTCCTGTCCGAAGTAGATAGGCAACTAATAGAAACCTGTTACAGAGTAGGAGAAGAAGCAATTATATACGCGCGCAGCGATCACCCGAATAATTGGAAAGACCATACGCACAATTTGCGCTCCTCGGTTGGTTACGGCGTTTTTGTGGACGGGAAACTGCACACAAAAGGCGGTTTCAAACAGGAGCAGCCCACCGAAATACAGGAGGGCGTACAGCTGGACGGCGCGGCAACAGGCGAAAACCTTTGCCGGCAGATAGGCGAACAAACGACAGGGATAACCCTCGTAGTGGTAGCCGGAATGAGCTACGCCGTTTACGTTGAGAGCAAAGGACGCGACGTTTTGACAACGGCTGAGCTAAACGCCCAAAAAGGCATGGAACGAGAGTTAGCCGACATGGTACGAAACATTAAAGCAGCATTTGAGTAGTGAAGAAAGCAAGTTCGATAGATACCGACGATATCCTCTACAGGCTTATAACGCAGGCCGTGAAGGACGGAGT